AGTAATTGAGTGCAAGAAATGCACACATAAACTTAATAAATTGTATCATAGATATTTACTCCAATTAGACTTAGTAACTGCTTCTTTAGTTCGTACATATAAATCCTCCAATTGTGGCGTAGGCCCAATCAAAGAACCATATGTATTAATCCACTTCATCCATTCTTGCAATAGTTCCCTCATCTTCGGTTCCATATTTATATTTTGTCTCCTGTTTATAGTGTTCTTCACATAACGAAACATAGGTACCAGGGCCTAAAGAAAGAGAACTAAATATTTCTTCCTCACACCCTATCATATTACACTGCATGTATACCTCCTGGTAAAACTTGAGTCATAGTATGGGATGCTGAACTAGGCTCTATATGTACTAAATAATCTTCTGCTAATACTTTTACACAAGACTCACAAAAACAAATCTTATTCTCCTTAATCCATTTCATCTGAGCATTGGCACTGGCTTGATTAACTGTCTTTACGTAACCTGTAAGAGTATCTTGTTCTACTTTATATATTCCTGACATATCTTTCCTCCTATAATAAATGTTTCTTAACTGTTTTTAATCTAAAAAATCCTGCAATACCTAAACTAAATAATGCCCCACCCAATAAAATCATCCAAATATTTATATCCGTATGTCTACCAATAAGAACTAAAGCGAAATCTTCAAAGAAGTGTAACACACCCACTATCAAAGATACAAGTCCAAACTTAGCTGCTCCATGACTATGAAATAATCCCATCTATTTCCTCCTTAGAATCTTAGATGGAAGCACCACCCAAACTACAAATAACACTATGAACACCACTATTGCAATCCACATTTCTTATCTACTCCTCGCTATATTGTACTAAATATTTCCAGCTTATTGGAAATAATATAGCACAATGCTCAACTATTTGTCTAGCAATTTCTTGTGTTTCTTCTTGTGCAGTCTTATCAAGTCTAAGATTGCACACCCTAGCAAATGCCATTAGAGAACCAGTCCAGTACCATTCAGTGTACATAGACAACGGTAGCACTATTCTAGCTTGTTCAGGAGCTACACCCATCTCTAATAATTCTTGGTATACGTGTTTACATTCTATAGCAGTTTGAGCAACACGCTTTTCCATATCAAGGGGTAACTCTAATAGCCCTGAAGAACCTTGTTTAGCATTCTTTGGTTTGCCTCTCCATGTCATTGGGCCATAAAACATCGGTTCCTCATCAACATAACGCCTGCTAACCTCATTCCAGACTAATCCTATTTGATGCTTAACTAATTGTCGGGCAACAAAAATGGGCGCGGAAATCCTAAATTGCATCTGTGGATGCCCGAAAGGAGTCCAGTGCCCATGTTGTGCTAAGTACTGTATTAATTTTTCATCCGACTCTTCTAACTCTTTATGTTCCTTATTGAAGGAAACTCTTGCTGCATTTACTACAGTCAAGTCTGACCCCATCTTATCTACTAATTCTACTTTCACTTCTTTCTCCTTAAGTGTTAGTTACTTCACCAATGTCTTCCCCACATGTACATTCTTCACATTCACCTTCTTCACATTCACATTCACTACAAGGACATTCACATATCTTTGATTCTACACATGAACAACCTTCCCCACAATTAGGACAAAAAGGAGTATCATCTCCTCCCAAAGTAATTAATACCATTGGATACCTCCTTATTCTTTCTCTAAGATTTTCATACTGAGTGCGCCAATCAATGTAATACAACCTGTCGCAATTTCATTCATTCCTAACCACATTGAATAACCAGCAATGACTCCAAGAAGTAGAACACTAATTAATATTTGTGGACGAATAATCATTTACATCCACTTATAAAAGTCTCTATCATGTTTGGTTCGTTCCTTATCTATATAGTCAATACGCCTATCTGATGTACGAACTACATATGAACCCAAACCAAATAATACTACTACTACCACAATGAATGCCACCGTTTCTAATATCATTATTACAAAATCCCCCTAATTAATAATCATGTACTGCTAGTATTATACTATCCAATACTGATTTGTCAAGAGAAATTAGGGCTTTTGTATCCTGTTTAACGCACCAGCTACTGGATTAGATTTTGGAGGAAGCTTTCGGCCTTGAGGTACTACTGATGGGCCAGTGTTACTGGGCGCGGTATCAGGTTTTGGTGTTGGTGGCATTCCCGTACCACTACCATCTCCAATACTTCCTTGTGGTGGAGTAGTAGGATTTGCGGCAGCACCAACATTTCCTGGGGTATTAGGGTCAGGCTGGTTCCCAACACCACCTGTGTCGGAAAATTCCTGTGGGGATTTTATACCAAGTTTACCATAAAACTCTTGTGCAGACCTAGCCCCTAATAGACTTGCTGCTGAACCAGCTAAAGCATGTGCTTCTGCATCTCCCCCACCACCTTGAGGAGCAGCTAAGTCACCACGGCCTAATAAGTCTCGTCCTGCTGTACTTCCTGTTTGAGTAGCACCAGCAGTTTTAGCTTTACCTTGTTCATGTTTGGTTGCTCTTGATTGCCTAAGAGAAGCAGCCATACCAGCATCAGGAGCTTTCATTAGTTTAAGTAGGGATGCTACAATAGCTCCACGAGCAGGCTCATGTACTTGTACCCTTTGTGGGTTTTTATCTCTTTGAGCCATCATTCGTGCTGCTCTAGTTGCTGTAGGTGTACCATGTTCCCTGAGAGTATCAGCCCTTTCTCCAGCAGTTGGAGAAGTGGATTCCCTCGCCATTCCCCCCGTAGGCTCTTCTGCATAGGGCGTTAAATCATGCCGTGGTGTAGGAGCAGTACTGCCCCATAGAGCTTCTTCACGAGAAGCGGTACCTTCTGGCCCTGTTAATTCTCCTGTGCGATAACGAGCAGCAGCTGCACGTTCTGCATCGGTCATTGTGAAACCACCAGTACGTTCTTCTGTAGGTATGTGCTGCCGAAAATCACTTATTCCCCTAACTTGTTCAACAGCGTCATGTTCACGTTCAGTATCTTCATGAACTTTCATTAGTTTAAGGAGAGAGTTTTGAATATGCGGTTCAGCATATACACCCTTATCAGATTTGGGTTGGTGTACTTCCCCAAACTGTTCCCGCTTACCTTTTTCCTCCATCACAGCTTTCCACTCTTCATCAGAAAGGCCACTAGGATAATCTGCCTTATCAATGCTTGATTGTATAGGACGTTGGGCCTGCTCAGTTTTACGCTGTATTTGTGGCTGCAATGGTAATAGGGGCAGTTTTGCAGCACCACCAGGGTTACTAGCTTCATTAGGTGTAGCAGCAGAAATGCCGCCAGGTTCAGTGGGTTTAGTCCCAGGAGTAGATGGAACTTTCATTATCTTTAGGAGAGAGTTTTCAATACTGTTCTGGTAAAATTTAGGTTTCCAAGCTGCCCCACCTTGCATACGCAACTTTGCTTCTTCTTCAGGAGGTAGGTGCCCACGAGAATCATAATTAATAGCATTCTCTGCTGCCCATGCTTCTTGTTCTTGTTGAGTAGGTAACTCCATTGTTTGTGTACGACTTACTGGTGTTATTTTCCCTCCCCCTGGTTGAGACTCCATAGTTCCACCAGCAAGAGATGCTTGTGCCCCTGGAAGGTTATGAACTTGTGTGGGGTCATCGGGATGCATCATTGGGCCAGTTAAATGAGTAGGCCCCAATGGGGAACGACGAGGAATTTCATCATTCCTGTCTGGCTGCTTCATTATCTTTAGAAGAGCGTCTTGAATAGGGTCTGCTCTACGGTTTCTACTTTCTGGTTTACCACGTAAATCTGGCCTATGCCTATATGGATAAAATTGACCAGTTTTCCAACCCTCTTTAAAGGGCTTATCTGGGTCACCCAAGTTACGTTTTTCTGCTTCAGACATAGGTAATTGTCCTTGAGTTATTTCAGACTCAGGAGTACCTCTCTCTGGTGTTATTTGAAAGTGTCCCTGTCGAGGGTCTTCATGCCCCTTCATTATCTTTAAAAGAGATTTTTGTGTTTGTGGATAATCTGACCGACTTACCCCTGCTTTATCATCACGCTCCATTGTTTCACGTTCTAGGTCAGTAAAACCATTCGTTAAAGGAATGCCTGGGCCTTCAGGATGATTTGGGCCAGTGAATTTAGGTGTAGGCATAGGTATGTTAGGATTGAACCCAGCATCTTCAGCTTGTTGTCCAGCTGTATCAGCAGGAATATTCAATAACTTCAATCGTTGCTTAGCAGTTTGTACATCTTCATGTACAAGCTCCTCTGATTCATCTGGTTCATCTGGTTCTGCTTTATACATTTTAGTTCTATTCATATCAGAAATATTAGAAGCTAAATCAGAATCTGGTGCTTCTGCTACGTCAGGCCCACTATCATTATCACCCCCACCACCGCCCAAATTACCAACCATTCCCCTTCTCGTGGCACCACCAGCGGCACCTCTAGCAAGGGCTGCAAGGGCCGGTAAAAATTTTTTCAATTCCAAGTTTGACTTTTCTTTAGGCATTACTTTCCTCCCCACATTGTTTTCTTAAGCATTTTATCAATAGCTGCTTTATCTAATCGAGGGGGTTTAAATGCATCTGGTACTGGTTTTTGTCTTTCGGTTGGGCCAGCGAACCGTCCCTGTACATTCCTTCCCGTTTCAGCAACCTTAGGAGGAGTACTTGTCACTATGTCAGATGCTGCAATACCTGTAGGCTTAGGAGTATTATATGACCCACCCCTAGGAGGAGCATCAGGAACATTAGGGGCATATGGCGCATCAGCTTGTGTATCATCAGCATAACCGTTTAAATGATTGATATACAAATGTTGCATACTCCCACCTTCAGACATATTCTCTCCCATACCAGTAATTGCTTTTTCATGTTGTGCATAAGATTGAGATACTTTCATACCAACTTTACCAGTTTTTAACATATCAGCAAACTCATTAACATGAATAGTTTTATCCATATCTGCATCTGATATATCTTTACGGTGGACAGTAAACAGTCTTTTATTGTCATTAGTGTGCCCAAATCTATCTAATGCATCTAAATGTTCTCGCATTGTTGCTCTTCCAGAAGTACCCACATTCTCATGGTAATTCTTAAAAGCTGTATCATGGTCATCATAACTCATAGTTCTGCCTTCTGGCCCACCAGCTTGGTGTGAATAATCAGCCTTTCGTTCATCCTTAGCAGAACGGCTCTTCAATCTATCAAGATAAGAACCCTCTTTTTTAGCTTGCTGTTCTCCTGCTTTTACCTCAGCAGCTTTTTTATCTGCTCTACCTTTAGCTCTAGTTTGTTTTGATTTTTCCCGTTCTTGTTCTTCTACGCCCCCTGGCCCAGATTGCCGTTTTAAGGCTTCTAAAAATTTCCCTGGTCTTTCCCTAGCTTCTTTAATTCTGCCAGCCCTACCACCCCTAGATAACCTTCTACCTAGCCGTGATAAAAAACCAGGGCGTTTTGGAGCAGAGGGAGTCTCAAGACTTGCACCACCGTATCCAGACAGTTCTGGTTGTGCCCCCCTTGCATATCGGGGCTTACTAGCAGCTTCTGTATCCCGTTGTCCCTGTGCTGATGTTCTAGCAGTTTCCGTTTCTTCCCTTGCTTTTCCTGAACGTGTGCCAGCTTTAGCCCTAAAACGTCTTGCCATATCAGACATACCTTCAGATAGTTTCCTTTGTCCTCCTTCTGCCCCTTCCCTATATTCAGCACCAGTTTTTTTACTCTGTGCCTCTCTTGCGCGTTGTGTTACTCTGGCACGGTGCTGCCTTGCTCTACGTGTAGGAATACTTTCTGGAGGAGCTTTAAATAAAAATCCCATCTTCTGAATAGATTTGGCCTTTTTACGATTCTTGGCTTTATCAGATTTATGATAGTCTGGAGAATCTTCATCCAACTTTTCGCCCAAATCTTGACCAGCTTCATTAACAATCCAAGGTGGTTTAATATGTATGGGTACACCTTTATCATCCGTTTCAGTTTCAATAACAGGTACATACCTACTAGACTCAGATGGTTGTTCAGATGGGAAACCATACTCTCTTAACAATTGATGATGTTCTGCTTCTCGTCCAGCAAAATTCTCAAGCACAGCTAATGATTCTTTAGATTTAAGCGGGTCTTTAGCAGTCTCTGCCTTTGCCAGCCACATATCAAAAGATTTTTTAAAGTCTACAGTTTCTTTATTTCTCATTACCACAACCACCTTTGTAGGTTTTGAAGCCATTGGAGCGAATATCTTACAATAATCCCCAGGAAGAATATGTCCAGTTACAACATCACAACTTTTGTCTTCAGCATTAAAATACTTACAGTGTCCACAATCAATACCTTTGGCAGATTCTTCAGGAGTAGCATCCCTATAACCACATTGGTCTTTATCAATCTGACCAGTTTGTGGCATTTCAGATTTTAATAATTCAAAATTTGCATTTTGGTTTACACCCTTTTCACATACTGTAACTTCTGCTAATTCCATTTCGTCTACTTGCATATAAGGCATTAGTCCTTTCTGCATATTCTGTACCTTTAAAGCAGAACCCGCAATACTATAAGACTTCAATCTACCCTCATTAATTTCTTTCTTAACCTTCTCAGAAATTTTAGTATCATCCCGTAATTCACAGATAAAGAATAGTCCTTTATCATCTACACCGCTTTTAAATATCTGTCCACCTTTAGAAATATAGGCTGGTAAAGCCCAACCAACTTGAACATCAGAATGTAGAACCATTGCATTACGAGTTCTAAAGTTACTCATGAATTTATGGAAGGCTTTCTTTAAAGCATCTGTAGTAATAAGATGGCCTTCCCTATCAATTAAAGAAACAGAAGCTGGGCCACCAACAACCATAGGTTCATCATCATCCCCCATATTGGCAGCAGCTTCTGTATATTGTCTATTATTGGGAAAAGCTCTAGATAGAGTTAGGGTTTCTGCCTTAGAAGCAATACCAGCTATAAATAATCGAGCAAACTCTTCTAGTGCATCTCCTATATCTTCAAGAGTAACTTTACCACTACTCGCTTTCTCTAACCAGTGAAGCCCATCAAATGGTTTTTTACTGATTTGACTTGTTGTAATTACACTCATTAGCCCTCATGTATGCCCCAAACGACACCGTATATTTGAGTACTTGCACCAGAGGCAATTGCGGAAATTCTTTGTCTAATATCAATAGACTGGGGAGGTTCCCAAGTTTCCCCAGTTTTAAGGAGAACACCTGTAGAAGAAGCACCAGCAGCAGTAGCAGTAGTATCTAACGCAATATTAACAGTATTACTACCATGTCCATTCTTAAGTTTAAATCCTCTAACAGTAATCATTCCTGCTCTACGTTTAGATTCTGATGCGTTGGCTGTACCAAACCATTCATAAGTAATTCCTTGTGCCCCATCAACATAATCTACTAATTGTCCATCTCTACGTTGTTCCACCATGAATTTATCTACATAATAGTTTACGTTTGTTTGAGCAGCGGTGACAATAGCTATTCTATAAGGAGCAGCTGAACTGAAAGGTAAAGAATAACCAACACTAATTCTAGTAAATGTATCATCTAAAGTATGAGCAGTACTGGTAGCTAAAACAGTTCCAGAATCATTCTGTATCTGAATTTGTACAGTACCTCCAGCACCAGAAACTCGTCTTACTTCAGCTTGTGCCGTAATAGAACTGCCTTCAGGATGACCTACCGCTGTCAAAGCCCAATAAAAACCTTCGCCAGCAGCATCATTATCAGTAGTTACTAAGAGAGAATAAGTTCCTGAAGCAGCTTGAGCATTACTTTGTGCAATAGTGGAACTACCCCCAACTGGTAAAACTGTAAAATCAGTTAATGTGTTTACTTCAAACGAGGGATTTTTCACCAAGTTAACCGAAGGAATGCCCCTAGATACAGTAAATATATCAGCAGCAGTAGTTCCTACGGTTGTGTCTATAGCGACATATTTTGTCCAAACATGTACACTTGTCCTTGTACTTGGGTCAATCTCCCATGAAGCCCATGCTTCAGGAAAATGTATAGAATTCATAAACCACTCCTACTTATTTTGAGAACCAATTCATCATGGCAAACAAGCTTCCTAATACCATTCCTGTGTGCATAGCCACCACACTAATTATAACAACAGCAGATTTAACGCCATACAGTTTAGTTCTCCAATGTTTAAGTTCGTCTAGTTCGTCACCAATCTCTTCAAATCTAGAACATAAAGTTTCTGTTAGTCTCGTCTGACTCTCTATATACGAATCTAGCCGTTCCATATAAACGGCTAGTTTTATAGCTAACTCACTTTCTGTTCTTGTAGACATAGCATTAATCGTGTCCCCAAGCCATACCCTTTACATTAGTGACAGCGGCTGGTGCGCCATTTTGTTCTTCTACCATAACCGATGCACCACCGTTATCTGACTGCCACATAAGAATCTTATCTGTCCCTATATCATAGTTGAAAACAAACCCACCTTTAGCTTCAATTTGTACATGATGTACATTAGCCAACCCAAACTTAGAGTTGCCTACATTAGAATCAGCTAAAGATATTCCACCCGCTGCATAAGCAGGAGTACTGTTAGCTACGGTATTAAACTCAAACTCCACATACTTTTTATTACCCATCACACCACGGGCAAAATCTGTACCTTTGTTTAGTTCTCGATTATCACGATTATTAAACGTCATTCCCATGATTACATTCCTCCAAGTGTTTTTTAGAAATAAGAGAGGGCAGGAGCCTAAAGGCTCCCACCCCCATAGTGGTGGACTTAGGCGTTGAGGTCAGTAATTTTAGCCTGAACCCAGAAGTTCTTGCAACGCATCTCACCCATGGTATACAATAGACCCCTAACCACCAACGCATTAGCTGCGAAGTAGTCACGGTTCTCTACATACTGAGTGGGCTGTGCAATAGCCATTTCCAAATAGTCTGTATCCAGTACATAAACGTTAGAACCCAACGCAGTACTAGTAGAACTACAACCCTTAGGTACATCCGCATCAGGAAGAATTGGAATTCCCATATAGGTTGCCAACACCAAACCAGTACGAGTGCCTGGGAAAGTTCTCTCAGACCCAATACCGACTTGATATTCCTCTTGACCCATATACCGTTGCTGGGAGTTCAACAACCGTTCCAGCCTAAAGTATTGGTCATGTCCCATCAAAATTAGTTTAGGTTCGCCACCATTTTCCCGAATCTTCTGGATACAAGTATCAATCAGATTTAGGGATAGGTCACGGCCTACACCACTGTTATGCAAAACAGTAGCAGCAGCGTTCCAGTTTCCTGCTACCCTACCAGTACTGGCAGTAACACCACCAACTGCTAGGTCAAACACCCTGGAACGAGCTACGCCACCAGCAGCAGCCCAGTTGTCTTCCGCTACCATATCGTCCAAAGACGAAAAGCCAGCACGACTGTAGGCATACGCAATGTCTCCAGCCGTCCATGCATCAACGGCAGCATCGGTCGTCATTAAGCCAGCATTGTGGACAACTGCATCCGCACCGCCAACGGTTAAACCCGCAGCCGCATCATGGTCAGTACCAGAAGCATCATACCGTGCTATTTCATCACCTATTTTAAAGTGATTAATAAGGGAGTTAGTGGTACCAACTCTGAACGTAGTAGTATCAGTAGTAGCACTAGCTCTTAGAGCAGACAGTGCAAGTAGTTCCTCGTTCAATTCTTTAATGTGGTCAAGCTGTGCGTTTTCATTTTCCAACGCCAGCACATCTCCAACACCACCTTCCAACTGCGCCGTAAAGACGGACTTGACTGACGCACCAAAAGTAGTGGAAACAATACGAGGCAAGCTCGATACTGTCTGAATCTCAGAGATGTTAACGGATGGAATGGAACCCACTTCCGTCACTGGACGGGAACGGTTCGCACCACGGTCAGACCTGATACGCCAACCAGCCGTATTTCCCCATACTACACGGGGAACCGCATTAAAGAAACGAGTTTGGTTATTCAAAGCTTGCCAGACTTTCCGTCCGTAGGTTGCAGTGAAGATACCAGTATTGCTAGACTGGAACGGTGTTCCAATACCAGCACCAGCTTTCTTCATGAAACCAGGGCCGAAAACGCTCTGGTAAAGCCCTCTTTGTGACTGAGCAATATACTCAGCAAGGGATGGATTAGCCATAATCGTTTCTCCTTAATTTAAATTTGGAATTAAAAGCCTTCCAATAATTCCCTAGGAATACCATCGGTATCGCCTGACTCAACAGCTTCCTGCAACCGACGCAATTCACCATAAGACATTTGCATCATCTGGTCAACAGTGTCATCAGCATTAACGTTTTTACGAATGGGGGAAGTATTATCTACACCCAACGCATCGTCATAGCGAATAAGTTTAGGACTATTTAGACCATTCTCTTCACGGAAACCCATTTTCCTCAAACGTTCTTCAGTTTCCGTTTGTACCATTTTCTGGATATTTTTACTCTTAGAGGAAACCATCTTTTGAATTTCGGCTATGTTTTTAGCCATTTCTTCTACAGGAAAGTCCTTATCCTCTTTCTCTTTCTCTTCCCGTTCTTTTCTCTCTTCTTCAGATTCTTCCTCTTCGTCATCGCCCAAACCTTCTGGTACGCCAGGTTGTTTAGCCATTCCATACCCCGCCTTCTCTACGTCATACTCGTCCCCATTTTCCAAACTATCCTTTAGCAAAGACAACTGTTTCTGCATAGCATTTATAGTACGCTTGGCGTGTTCAGTTTTACTATCAATGTTTAGAGCCTTTTCCGAATCATCAGAACTACCGGAAATAGTTCCACTAGACCCTGACGAACCCTTGGCATTAACATTGTAATCCCCACCTTCACCCCATTGTCCCATATTATCAGGACTATCGGCCTTTATCAAGCCATATACTTCACCAGCCACAGCTTTAATTATCTCTTGCTTTTCAATCTCATCTTCTTGGTCTTGTGACAACTCAAATTCATCTTCCTCAGCTTTCGTTAGTCGAGAGTCCATCTTATGTAACACCTCGGCAACGGCAGCAAGAGCGAGGTTACTTCCCTCGATTTGTTTCTCCAACCGTTCAATAATATCCGAATCTGCCATGATATACCTCCATTCGTCTATTTTTGCCAAGGAAGTTGGTCTAAGCCACCTCCGACTCCCAAAAGCCCATGAGAGTACGATATTCGTACTAACTTATTATACTAAACATTCTGAAAAACTTTCGTTATTCTTCAGCAAGTTCTGGAACATCACTAGCAAAAGTTAGTTTCAGTATCTCATTTCTAAAATCATATAGTGGAACTTGCGCTAGTTTTTTCAATTTTTCGCATTGCGTTCCTTCTGGCACCGCAGCCTCAATTAAATCTAATACCCTACCCACCATCCGTGAATGCTTTGCAATTATGTATTCCTGTAATGGGGTCACTTTACTTGCATCCATAACTCCTCCTTTACAATGACGCTGACTTTAAATTTCCTAACCCTTGTTGGATTCGTTGCTTAATAAACTCAGAAATAGCATCAGTAGCTTGTTGTGTATTAGCTTCATCTGCTTCACACGCTTCTACAGCTTTCGCTAACGTAGGCTTACTTGTTTTGCGTTTATAGCTCCGAACTCTTACTGTAGTTCCATCTTTATTTTTTACGTTCAGATGCTGGAACTCTAATATTATTTGGTTGACTCAATAACCCATCTAACTTTTGAGATTTGGGAATAGTAAAAGTTACAATACCTCCTGATGCCTGAACAGGCAAAGCCTCTAATTTTAGTTCCTGTTGCAATTCTACTGCCCCATTCACCAAACTAGATTGAATGGCTGATACAATCTCTTCAACCAAAGTACTCATATTAATCCCTCTTTATTACATCAAATTTAATTCCTGCCCTATCACACATACTGCGACTCTGTTCATGAATATACTCTTCTGATGCTACAATACGTCTAACATTACTATTCGCAAACATTTTACTACATGAAAAACACGGTGTAATAGTCATATAAGCCGTTAATTCATCATCAGAACGTAATTGTAAAAAAGCATTTACCTCTGCGTGAATTGCTTCACATAAATCTAATCCTGTTCCTGAGGGACATTCTGCTCCCTTACACGGAATATCTGTACAATGCACAAACCCTGACGGCACACCATTATATCCAGTAGCCACAATATGTTTTTTAGAATCTACAAACACACATCCTACTCTACGTCTAGGACACGTAGCCCTAGAAGCTACCATATGGGCTACATCTAAAAAATATTCATCCTTATTTCTTTGGCTCTGCTTCTTCTGCGCTAGATTCATCATTACCTTTTTCACCCTCCAATGCCTTAGCTTGAATTTTAATATTCGTTATCTTCTCTCCCTCTACAAAACCCCACCTACTTCTAAGCTTTGACCTATTCTGTAATTCCTGTTTTAGAATATTTAACTCTTCTGAAGATATATTTCCTAAATATCCTGGCTCTAATATTTTAGCACTATAACCAGTTTTCTCAGTAAATGTTTTTCGATTCCTTCTTTGTTTTGACATACCATTATCTCTTTCCTAAAAACTTTCTAGGTGCCCCCTTTTTACGATGGGTTCCGTCCGTCCCCATTCGCCAAATATCAGCAGGAATATCATCCACCTTTTTTCTAATTCCTTTAATATCTGACTGTCGCCTAACAGTAAGAACAATAATTGCTCCACACATTAAACAACTTAAGTCCTTATCTAAATTAACATACATATGGCCTGAACACTTAGGACACACATTTTTAGACAGCATCCACATCTTCCATCATAGCTAAGAATAACGCATCATCAGCCCCTTTGTCCAGATGTTTTTGCTTACGTTCTTGCAACCGTTTAATAGCTTCTACAACTAATTCACTTTCAGATAGTTCTGATTCTTTCTTATTTTCATCATCTTCAATCTCATCTAAATCCCCACCACGTTTAATTTCATCCCTATCTACACTACCATAACTACCCCAAGAAGATATTTGTTTATTAACTTCCCTTACAGCCATAGATACTGCTCCTGCTGGTTGTTCTATATCAGCATCTTCATCTTGCAATTTCTTAACTTTGTTAGTTATATCAGTCATTTTTACATCCTGCTGTTGATTTTTTTGGTCAGACGGAGCCTTACCACGTTCTATGAATTTGGGCGGGTTTCTTTCAGGATTCTGGTCAGGCTGACTCCCCATACTAGTAACATTTCCTGGGCTATATTTATTTATCACTACATTGTTTTTATCCCATTGTTGCTTCCCAGGAACTTTTTGCACAGACACACTAGGGTCTTCATTCAATGGTTTAGTTGCTTGTCTCCCCATCTCTAATGAACTATTCAAACCTGATAAACTAGAATTAGGTTGGAGGTCTTCCCCCATAGTTCTTTTCTTCCCCTCTTTTTTATAGTCTAATTGCATTCTATTCCCACTCTTATGGGTAGGAGCATATTCAGTCCCTGCCCTTCCCGACATATTTTTCATACGCTGTAAAGGAAGTTCTTGAACAGCTTTAGTTACAGGAGAACCTTCACGAACAAATTGTTCAAGTCTAGCTACCCCATTCTTTTTTTGTTGGCCTAACAATTTTTTTCGTTTTTTATCATGTTCTCGTTTGATGTGCCTTCGTTTTTTAGCTGTGGTGTGATGACCTCCATGAGTTGGGGTAAAAACTCCTGCGTTTTCTGATGTGAAGACGACACCGCTAAGTCCATCAATTGCAGCACCACCATCACCCTCTTTAACCAACTTGACCAATTTCGATATAGCATTATTTATATTAGTTAATTTCCACTCCTCTAAAGTTTTAGGATAATCATCCTTAGTTTCCTTAGGGCCAAAAGCTCTTGTTCCCAATCCTCTATCAAAAGTACGTTTAGTATCTACTGGAATACGGGGAATTTTATCCCCAGGAGTTTCAGGTCTTTGTCCACTTGGTTGAGCCAAATATTCTAATTGTTCCTTAGTACTCAGGCCCCTTGGGGGATTTGGTGGGTCTGGATAATTTACATATAATTCAGGCATACCTTTAATGCCTTGTGCCAAAGCCTCTTGCTCTT